AATCTTTTTTTCATGACGCCTTACCGAGACTAAACAGCGTCATTAAATAACAGTCTCTCATATCCTGTCTAAGGGTGACAGGAAATAGTAACTCCACCATTTCCCTGATGGTCTTACTTATTTTTTATTCAAATGGCAAACGCTACTCTTTCGCGTCAACAGACGCAATCTAACTGGGATTCATTCTGCGAATGGGTGACTTCCACAAACAACCGTCTCTACGTCGGTTGGTTCGGTGTGCTGATGATTCCAACTCTGTTGGCAGCAACCATCTGCTTCATCACCGCGTTCGTCGCTGCTCCTCCTGTGGACATCGATGGCATTCGTGAACCTGTTGCAGGTTCTCTCATGTACGGTAACAACATCATCTCTGGTGCCGTTGTTCCCTCTTCCAACGCAATTGGACTTCACTTCTACCCCATTTGGGAAGCAGCTACTCTTGATGAGTGGTTGTACAATGGTGGTCCTTACCAACTGGTCGTATTCCACTTCCTCATTGGCGTCTTCTGCTACATGGGTCGTGAGTGGGAACTGTCTTACCGCCTTGGTATGCGTCCTTGGATCTGTGTTGCTTACTCTGCACCTGTTGCAGCAGCATCTGCAGTCTTCCTGGTCTATCCTTTCGGTCAAGGTTCGTTCTCTGACGGTATGCCTCTCGGCATCTCTGGTACATTCAACTACATGCTTGTCTTCCAAGCAGAGCACAACATCCTGATGCACCCCTTCCACATGCTGGGCGTCGCAGGTGTCTTCGGTGGTTCCCTGTTCAGTGCAATGCACGGTTCACTGGTTACCTCTTCTCTGGTTCGTGAAACAACTGAAACTGAATCCCAGAACTACGGTTACAAGTTCGGTCAAGAGGAAGAGACGTATAACATCGTCGCTGCTCATGGTTACTTCGGTCGCCTGATCTTCCAATACGCATCCTTCAACAACTCCCGTTCGCTGCACTTCTTCTTGGCAGCATGGCCTGTTGTTGGTATCTGGTTCACTGCACTGGGCGTAAGCACCATGGCATTCAACCTCAACGGTTTCAACTTCAACCAGTCCATCGTTGAATCACAAGGTAAAGTGATCAACACTTGGGCAGATGTTCTGAACCGTGCTGGTCTTGGTATGGAAGTAATGCACGAGCGTAATGCTCACAACTTCCCCCTCGACCTCGCTGCAGCAGAGAGCACTCCTGTCGCTCTCACCGCTCCCGCAGTCGGTTGATACAACTTACATAATGAATAAGGGACCTTCGGGTCCCTATTTTTTTCTCTGCATATGTAAAGTTATGATAACTTCAGAGACACCTTACAAACTTGCCGAGATCATTCGTGATACTTGGCCACAACTGTACTACTTAAAGGATAGAAAAGATGGTCGCTTCAACTCTAAGTCCCCCCAAGAGGGGGTGGTTCGATGTTCTCGATGACTGGCTTAAACGAGACCGCTTTGTATTTGTGGGTTGGTCTGGATTACTACTTCTTCCCACTGCTTATTTGGCAATTGGTGGGTGGCTTACTGGCACGACGTTTGCTACGTCATGGTATACCCACGGGTTGGCGTCTTCTTATCTTGAGGGTGCTAATTTCCTCACGGCAGCTGTGTCAACTCCTGCTGATGCTATGGGTCATTCTCTTCTTCTACTTTGGGGTCCTGAGTCTCAGGGGGATTTCCAACGCTGGATCCAACTTGGGGGACTATGGAATTTTGTGGCGCTCCACGGTGCCTTCGCCCTGATCGGGTTCATGCTCAGACAATTTGAGATAAGTAGACTAGTAGGTATTCGTCCGTACAATGCGATTGCTTTTTCAGGTCCTATTGCCGTATTCGTTAGTGTATTTCTCATCTACCCTCTCGGACAATCGAGTTGGTTCTTTGCGCCGTCCTTTGGCGTGTCGGCAATCTTCAGATTCTTACTTTTTCTACAAGGATTTCACAACTGGACACTCAACCCCTTCCACATGATGGGTGTTGCTGGTATTCTTGGCGGGGCATTGCTTTCTGCCATCCATGGTGTTACAGTAGAGAATACTTTGTATCAAGATGGTGATGGAGCAAATACATTCAAAGCGTTTGAACCTACACAGGAAGAAGAAACCTACTCAATGGTTACAGCGAACCGTTATTGGTCGCAGATTTTCGGGATCGCGTTTAGCAACAAAAGGTGGTTGCATTTCTTTATGTTGTTTGTGCCTGTTATGGGTCTCTGGACTTCATCCATTGGCATTATTGGTCTTGCCCTCAATCTCCGTGCTTACGATTTTGTTTCTCAAGAACTGAGAGCAGCAGAAGACCCAGAGTTCGAGACGTTCTACACTAAGAACATTCTTTTGAATGAAGGACTTCGTGCTTGGTTGGCACCAGTCGATCAACCACATGAGAACTTCGTATTCCCAGAAGAGGTGTTGCCAAGAGGTAACGCTCTATGATATACTGAGGGTCTAACGACCCTCTTTTTTTATGGACACTAAAACTTGTAAGAAGTGTGGTATTGAAAAACCAGTCTCTGATTTTGGTAAGAGTGGTAAACAACTTCTAGCGAGTGGAGAATGGAAACAGTATTATCACACTACATGTAAGCAGTGTGTAAATACACCACGAGTTCGTAAGGACAATGTAGACCCAAAAGTTTGTAATAAGTGTGGTGTTTCAAAACCTTTATCTGAGTATGCTTTTGAAGCACATCGTGATAGGTATCGTGGTGAGTGTAAGCAATGCAAATATGAGCAACGAATAAAAAGTCGTGCAGAAAATCCAGAGATTGTTGTGAGGGAGAGGGAACGTAATCGTTGGCGCTATAATAATGTAGAGGGTGTTGCTGAGCGAGCTCGTGAAGTTTGTAACAAGTCTCGCGCAAAACATAAGGATCGTTGGAATGCAGAACAACGTGAGCGTTATGCAAATGATCCAGAGTATGCAGAAAAGCAACGTCAAAAGCAAAGAGATCTCTGGGCAAATAATCCAGAGCATCGTGAGAAGTCAAAGAAACAGAATAAAATTTATAGAGAAGAAAATAAAGAAGAACTTCGTATCAAACAACAAAAATACATTGAGGAAAATAAGGACAAGATTAGAGAGAGGCAAAGAAAGTATTACTATGACAATCCTGAGCATATGAAAAAACTCAGGAAAGCACAGTATGAAAAACATCAAGAGAACCGTGTCAAAGATCAAAGAAAAATTAGAGACGAACGTAGACAATATCTAAGAGAATATCTTGGTGGTAAGTGTGTTAGGTGTGGTGCAACTGAAAGACTTGAGTTTGATCACATCATTAAGGAAACTAAATCATTTACAATTGCATCTTCACTCACCTGCTTTAGTATTGAAGAGTTGATTGAGGAGGCAAACAAATGTCAGTTGTTATGTAGACCTTGCCACATCATCAAGTCAGATGAAGAAGGTGACTGGGCTAAGTTGACACCAGAAGAGAAAGCAAAACGAAAAAGACGGTGAGAAAGTATTGCCAAGAGGTAACGCTCTGTGATATACTGAGGGTTATATGACCCTCTTTTTTATGGAAGAAAAGCGAAACGCAATACAGTTCCCTGAGTTTGAACTACCCTTCAATAGTTTTATTGGAGGGTGGTTTATCCCCACTGATGTTTGTGATGGTTTGGTTGAGATGTTTCATTCAACCACAGAAAGTGATAAGCATCCTGGCATGGTTGGTAAAGGTGTAATTGATAAGCATACAAAAGATTCTATGGATCTGGTTGTGCATGAGAACTCTAGTAACACCACGTTTCATTCCTATCGAAATCTTCTACAGAAGGTAGCGAATAAATATTTTGACAGGTATTCTCAAGCAGAACCTAACGGTAGGATTGGATTTAGGGAAGGTCATAACATCCAGTGGTATCCTAAGGGTGGTGGATATAAAGATTTCCACTGCGAACGTAACAACATGGATCCTATCAATCTCTGTAGGCACCTTGTCTACATGACATACCTGACTGATGTTGTTGGCGACGGTGGTGAGACCCAGTTCTACTTCCAAGAGATTGATGTTAAACCACAGAAAGGATTGACATTGATCTGGCCATCAGATTGGACACACACTCATCGTGGTAACCCTGCTATTGATGAAGAAAAAATGATTATCACAGGATGGATACACTATGCACCTTAAGGCATTCACTACATCAAATTGTTTTTACTGTACACAACTCAAAGAGTTGTTCACTAGAGTTGAACCAAATGGAGAAGAGGTATTAGAAATTACTACAATCCATGTTGGTAAAGACATCAGTAAAGATTATTTCAAACTTGAGCACCCTGATGCAATCGGTTTCCCGTATGTTCTTTTGGATAATGAACCTCTTGGAGGACTGGTAGAGACTGCAAAGTTGCTACTACAAAAAGGATATGTCTCAGCAAAGAAAAAATGAGCGAACTTAAAATAAATAAAGGCATAGAGCTCATGCTTAGGGGGGCTAAATCGAAGGAAGAAAAAGAAGATCCAAAACCCGAAAAGGGTTTTGCAATCACTAGATTATTCACCCTCCTAAAGAGAAAAGTCTACTTCAACTTAGAACTTTGGTGGGAAAAGGAAAAAAATTAGTTCGGAGTTGAACAATGACTGAAACTTTATTCGTCTATCTATCGGCAACAGCATCAT